CCGGCTTCCTTGGCGAGACGTTGCAAGGAATCTTGGGAGACAAGATCAGGCTCAGCAGGTACAGCCAGCGATGACCGTTGTTCGCACTAGCTACCGCCTGCAGGGGTGGAACTCAACGCAATTGCGTCTCAGGATCCCGGCCATCCTCACGGCCTACGGCAAAGCAGTCGGGGACGAGTTCCAGGAACAGATCAAGCTCGTCCAGTACCCCTGGCCCCGCCGCACCTACCGGAAGAACGGCACCATCGAAGACAGCCCGCGCGACATCGTGGATCTCGGCACCTTCCTGCGATCCCAGAAGCGGGACAGGATTGATGCCACAACCCTGCGCTTCAGCTGGAACGTCCCCTACGCCTCGCTGATCTTCAACGGTTACACCACCAACAGAGGGAACGTCTGCCCGCCACGCAATTGGATTGAACCGGCGCTCAAGGCACAGCCGCTGGATCAGTTCTTCGCTGACCAGTGGCGTGCCCTGGCCCGGCGGTCGCTCTAACAAGAAAAAGCCCCCGCCATGGCAAGCGGGGGCCCCTATCACTGCTCCCTAGTTTGCTCAGCTCAGGCAGCTTCGGGCATTGATGCCCCCTTGCGGCGGTTCTCATGGGCCCAGAGCGGCCTCATGTTGCTGTAGTGAAAGCACTGCCGCTGCTGCTCAGGATCGCTGAGGTCAAACGCCGCGCAGGGGATGATGTGGTCGATGTGCCACTCGGATCGGTTGTCCCATGACATGCCACCCGTGAACTGGCTTTCAATGTGCCTTGCGAAAGCCTCATAGGAGCATCCAATCAACTCAGCCGTCTTGCCGCTTTTGTTATCGCCAGACACAAAGTGATTGATCCGCCGGCGCAGCCGGGTCAAAACGGCGAACTGAGGATCTGATTGCTTCCGCGTCAGGTAGTAAGCCGTTTTCTGCTGCCTGCAGTGATCGGCATTGGCAGTCTGCCATTCACGCAGGTATTCAAGCATCTTGTCCCTATTGGCTTCGTACCAAGCTCGGGCGGTGGCCCGGCGCTTGTGCCAATGCTTTTCGTAGTCTTGTCGTTTGCGCTCTTTGACAAGCTCGGCGTTCTGCTCTCGATACTGCTTCTGTTGGGCACAGATAGCAGCCCGGTTCTTTTCGTGATACTTCTTGCCGTTGATGCTGTTGCAAATGACGCACCGACCAACAGCAACGTAGCGCTCGCAGTCGTGACCACGAGCGCAGGGCTTGCCGGTATAGAAGAGTTTCAGCCCGCGTGCGCGGGCTTCCTCGCGTGAGATGATGTCCATGTCGCCTGTGACAGCAGGTGGCCAGGGGTAGGAGGTTGCACCCTCGCTACCCCACCATCTTAGCGTCAGCTGACCGTGCTGACCGTGAACGTAGGCCTGACGTCAGCACCAGCGTCGCCCACAGTGCCCGCGCCCACCGTGAGGATGTCGCCCACGTTGTAGTTGGTGCCCGCTGCCACGATCGTCGGCGCTGCAGTGACCGTGCCGCCACCGGCAACCACAATATCCGCGGTGGCTCCCAGGCCGCTGCCCACGCCCTGCGCAGGGCTGCTGCCAATCAGCGACACGCCGCTGTAGGTGGCAGGAGACAGGCCGCTGCCGTTGGTGGTTACAGTCAGGGTTGCAATTCCCTTGCCCTGCGGATACCACAGAAGCTGGCCAAAACCGCGGAATGTGAAGGAGCAAGTAGCGACATCGCCTGCTTGCACACTTTCTTGAAATCCTTCGACAAATGCAATGCCGCTGTGGATCTCAGCGTCGCTGCCGGAGCCATCTTTTACAGGAGATACACGGTAGACCTTTAAAGCCGTACCAGCAGCGCCATTCAGCCATGCCCGCTTAAGGATGCGATAGCCCTCATCAGCCAGAGACAGATTCATGCTGGCGGGGACTGACCAGCCGATGTTGGTCATCAACGGCGACTTCCACCCATACTCCGAGGAATAATCCAGCGGAGCATCAGTAGAATCCGTGCTGCCATCAATACTGGCGTTGGTCAGTGACAGAACCTCGGTCAGCCCAGACGTAGAAGTTGGGGCCGTTGATGCCGTAGTTCCCAGCCCTACATAAAGCTGAAAATCTAGCGCGTTGAAATAACTGGGCATGGCCGGCGATCGTTTGGCTTAGCTTGCCGGCCGCTTTGCCCAGCGCCTCGGCCCCCTGTTGTTGTTTTGCTCTTTGACCGTGGCCCATCTGCAGTTCCCCGGTTCGTAGTCCCCGTTGGAGTCAATCCGGTCAATGGTCAGGCCTGGCGGCCGATCGCCCATGTCTTCAGCAAAGGACTCGAAACTGTTGCGCCACCGCTCACAGACCCTGATGCCCTTGCTGTAGTAATACTCTGCGTCCTTGTGGTCCGGTCGGGAGCATCGATCCTTCATGCACGCCCAGATCTTGTACATGGGGTCTTGGCTGCGCCCATGCGACCGAGCGCGGTTGCCGGTGACTTCCCTGCGGAGGCACCCACAGCTGTGAGTATGCCGCCCCAGGCTTCTAGTGTTGATCAGCTTTTCAGTGCCGCAGTCACAGATGCACCGCCAGTACAGATACTTCTCTGTGCGGACTGGCTCTAGCGCCACCAATCGGCCGTAACGCTGGCCGGTGCGGTCTACCATTGCTGTCATCAGCTCATCGGAAGTGAGTTGGTCAAGGGGCAGGGTGTTAGCGCACCGCTGCCTCAATCATTCTACGGCCTTGGCTTTGGGAATCGGATCAGCTTGCCGCCGCCAGTTCCCGCTCTTCCTCAGCCTCCAGCCATTCCATGGGCGACGGCCGCTGATCGCAGTGCAGCTCCCAGTCCTGAACGTCGTGCCCAATGCCAGAGGTGGCCAGCAAGGATTCCTGTAGCTCCTGCAGGCTGCAGCCGAGGGCCTCAGCAACCTGCTGCGGTGTCATCCCTGCGGCTGCCAGCTTGCGTGCCTTGCTGCCCCGCTCGCGCACGACGGGGGGCGCTGCGATCTGGAAGCCGTGGTCCCGGAGGTAGTGCATGATCTCGCCCTCCACAAAGCGGCCTAGGAGGGTGCTGAGCTTGTACGGCTCGCCGTTGGCAGGGTTCAGCTTGGTGGGGTCGTAGCTGCGAAAGGTGCGCAGGAAGGCCACGTCCACAAGGGAGCTGATCACATCCCTCTCTAGGACTGGAAACTTCCTGCTCATCTTCGCCGTGAACTTCCAGGCCAGCCCGATGTTGGCCGCGTAGAGCTTCCCAAAGGCCCGCCGTTCCTCCCTTGTGAAGGGCCGCTCTAGGTGGTCACGTTCCCGCCACTGATCCTCCTCAAAGCCAAGGCCCGTCAGGAGCGTGAGTTGGTCGCGGTTCTTGCGGGCCATGGCCCATCAGCCACGGAACACCCTGATGCTACCGGATGCGCCTTTGGGAACCGAAGTGGTCAATACACCGAGCGTTCCCACCAGCGAGGGGACGACGGTGAGGCAGTTCAGCACGGTGGGCGCCCCGCCCTGGCGGAAGGTGACGGACACAACGTCCACGCTGGCTGACTGCAGGCTGCTGTTGGGGATGCCAGGGATCAGCTCCCCCAGTGCCGTGTTGCTGCCGCTGAGCAGGGTGGGGGTTGCCAGCAGCGCATTGGCCAGATCAAAGGTGGCCTGCTCCACCTGTTCGGGGATGGTGGTGCTGCTCAGCGCCACACCGTCCAAAGTGATGCCGCTGCGGGGCCAGCCGAGGGCCTGCGTGGAGGATGCCCGGTCCCCGATCCACTCCAGCTCGTCGAGATACCGGGTGGCACTAATGACGGCTCTGCCCTTGTCGTCCGTGGTGGCAGACGACCACGCCAAGGTGCCGAGCTGCAGGTTGGCGATGGTGTCACCGCCTGCAACCGTGAGGTAGGAGTTGGCAGAGGCAGAGCCTGCTGTGGCGGTGACGGTGACGGTCATGGCTTCTGGATGCGCTTCACGGTGCCATCAGGGCGGACCTTGAGCAGCTCGCGCCGCTGGGGTTCGCCGGCCTTGGGCTGCAGGAGCCTGCCTACGGCCACGATGCTGTCCTGATAGGCGGCCATCACTTCTTGCCCTTGCGCTTCGGCTTGGCAGCACCCT